CGACAAGCACTACCAGACCTGGTGGCGCCTGTACGCCGAGCTGTTCCTCTCGGAGTCCGAGAAGATCAACTACGGCAAGATGACCTCGTCCAGCTCCGCATTCGCCGACTCCGTGAACCCCAACAGCGTGTACCTGCCCCTGCTGTTCTTCTTCAACCGCAACCCGGGCCTGTACCTGCCCCTGATCGCCCTGCAGTACCACGAGGTGCGTCTGGACTTCGACCTGACCAGCTACTTCACCAGCTACTTCGGCACCAGCGCCGTGTTCGAGGTGTGGGCCAACTATGTGTACCTGGACACTGAGGAGCGCCGCCGCTTCGCCCAGAAGGGCCACGAGTACCTGATCGAGCAGGTGCAGCACACCGGTGGTGACTCCATCACCGCCACCGCCGGCGGCCTGTCGTCCAGCCCGGCTGGCGCCCAGACTATCCGTCTGTCCTTCAACCACCCGGTGAAGGAGCTGATCTGGTGCTACACCAACACCGTGTCCACTGCTTACAACAGCCTGTGGAACTTCTCGACCAGCGCGGCCAACGTGAACGTGACCTGCGCGGTGACGCCGTCCCTGGCGGGCGCGGCTCTGCCCCACACCCTGGGCGCTCCCCGCGTGTACGCCAACGCATACGCTCTGACCGGCGCCACCATTGGTCTGACCTCCAACATCGGCTGGGTGGAGGAGGGCTCGTCCAATGTGACTACGGGCTCTGGCTTCGCCACGGAGGTCGGCCCGCTGTACAACTTCAAGCTGGTGCTGAACGGTCAGGACCGCTTCAAGGAGCAGCAGGGCAAGTACTTCAACCAGTACCAGCCGTACGTGTACCACTCGGGCGTGCCTTACCCGGGCATCTACTGCTACAGCTTCGCGCTGCAGCCGGAGGAGCACCAGCCGACCGGCACCTGCAACTTCTCTCGCATTGATAACGCCCAGGTGGCTATCAACATGAAGGGCAACTACACCACCCCGCTGCAGAAGATGTTCGCCATCAACTACAACATCCTGCGCATCCAGTCTGGCATGGGTGGCCTGGCCTTCTCCAACTAGAGAAACTTGCAGTTTCTCCCGCGAAACGCGAAACCCCAAAAAGTGGGCTTCGGCCCCAAGAACGCCAAGGTTCCTGGGATCGAAATGAATTTTAGCGCGAAATGACATGCCATGTCCCCTTGAGAGCCGCAAACTCCTCCTCGATGATTAATGAAGTCATTTCAGGATTGAAATTAGGAGAACAACAAAACACGTCGATATAAATCATATTGTGCTCCGGATACGTGTGGGCACTAAAGTGACTTTCAGACAGGACCAAAACGCCCGTAGTTCCATGGGGCTCAAATTGGTGAAAGGATCGGCCCACGACTGTAAAGCCGCACCTTTCAGCGATTCGATTCATAATTTTCTCAAGATGGGAGGCGCGAGAGACCCACACCCCATCGATGCGACCAACCAAGTGCTTCATCTTGATTATTTAAGGGTTGCTGATTTTATATACAATTAGACCGAGAGCCAACACCAGGTACAAAAGTGCAAAGAACCGCTGGCCAAATTTCTCCTGACCCTCGCTGCTCGCCTCGACGAAGCTGCTGACGCTGAGGGCGCTTAAGATCATAAACAGCAGAACCATGAAAGCCAAATCAGACTTAGAGTCAGCCATTTATATATTATTATAAAATAAATGGACTCCCTGTCGGGGTCAGACCTTGTAAAATATATACAAAAAATAAACCCGGGTGCGAGTATAGAGGAGGTTCTTGAAAAAACTCGGACGGTGACACTTGAACGAATTTTGTTTCAAATTAAGAAGGTGGAGTATGAAACGCCCATGGACCTTCTGGAAGACCTTTGTGATTTTCAACTAACAATAGAGGATGCGAGGACTATTATGGATTGGTGCGGGGGTGATGCGAAACAGTTGAGTGAATCACGGTCTTTCCATACTATTTACAATTACATGTCTAGGAGGATTAAAACCCCTTGTTGCCCGTGGAGACGGTAACCTCCGTGTACCAAAAGTACAAAAAGTACACACCGGTCACCATCAGGAAAGTGGCCTTGATAACCTCAGAGGCGACGGCGCGGCGGTCTGGGTCCAGGAAGGCCTGGAGACCGATGAGGATCATTGTCAAGGCGACGACCAGAATCATCACGTCATACAGAGCCATTTATTAAGAGCGCGGATAAAAATTACAATTCTTGTCTGTACAGAGACCAGATGAGTTACTCGTACATAAATCCTTCACAGGGTATTCTCGAGATGACGCTCGAAGCCCTGGGTGGGTTTGCTCCTGCACCGGCCCACCTGACGCTTCCGGAAGTTCCCACGATCGATTGCGAGCTCGAAGCGGATTGGAAAGAGTTTGAAGGCAAACTTGGCGAATTCAAGCGCAAATTTTACAAGGCCAAGAGAGACTTGGGCATCAAAACAAACGAACTCGACGAATTGCAAAAAAGTTCAATAATTGCAAAACTGATTTTAGATAACGTGCCTTCTGAAGACTTAAAGGCACGAGTGGCATCAGTAATAGACAACTACGAGTCTGAAACGGGCGTCGTCGCCCTGACTCAACAATGTGGGGAACTTAAGGGGCAGATTCAAGCAATGAAGATTGTTCTGCAGGACACGGAGGCTGAAAGGTACGAGAGATTCACATGTTTCATTTGTCAAGAACGCCTTATTGACTTGTTTATTGACCCGTGTGGTCACGTGGTGTGTTCGAATTGTTGGACTCAAACCCGGGACAAGAGAAAGTGTCCCGGGTGCCGCGCAGCGATTAACAACGCCAAGAAGATTTTCACCATCTGATGCCCTCATAGCACAGTGGTAGTGCGCTTGTTTAGTAGCGAGGAAACATCGTTTCCGAGTCGCCGAACAGCAAGAGGTCCTGAGTTCAAACCTCAGTGAGGGCAGCGCACATAGTATAGTGGTTAGTACAGGACCCTTCCAAGGTTCAAGGCGGGGTTCAATTCCCCGTGTGCGCAGGTGCGTTAAATTTGAAAAGTAAATACCTTGACGGTTTCATAGTATAACGGTTAGTACACGAGACTCTGAATCTCGGAATGGGAGTTCGATTCTCCCTGGAACCTTGCGTCTGACCTTAGCTCAATTGGTAGAGCGAAAGACTGTAGTTGTTAGTAATTATCTTTAGGTCGGTGGTTCGATTCCGCCAGGTCAGACTGACCCGAGTAAGTCGTAAAACTGCTCCGTGCTCCTGTAACTCAGTTGGTAGAGTGTGAGGCTGTTAGGAGAGGTGCTTATACCTCGACGCGTGGGACCTCAAAGTCGCAGGTTCGAAACCTGCCGGGAGCGTTTTTTTCAATCGTTCAACCCCGATTGAAAAATACGCTAATATAAATGCTAAAAATATTTAGAAAATTGTTCAGTCCCAGAAGATCCCCAAAGAAGAAAAGCCTCAGTCCAGCGACTAAACGGGCCAACAATATACAAAGAAAATTCAAGAAGTATCTGAAGAATGGTTACTCAATAAACCAGGCGCGTTACTGGTCAAAGTTATAAAGACTTGAGGCTTGATGAAATAAATGTCGTTGGCCCGTCTCGTCGATGCCATGCCGCGAGGTGTGAACGAAGGTGACGCGGCCATCGTACAGGCTGCCCGGGTCTCTTACGGAGCCGGTACAAAGTCCGTGAGCGACGATCGGGCCCTCATTCGCTATCTCATGCGTCACAAGCACACCACACCGTTTGAGATGGTTGAATTTAAGTTTCATATTCGCGCCCCCATCTATGTGGCGCGTCAGTGGCTCCGTCACCGCACGGCCAGTGTGAACGAGCTGTCGGCCCGGTACTCCATCGTACACGACGACTTCTTCTTGCCTGACGAGCTCCGCAAGCAGGCCAACACACGTGGTCAGGGTGGGGAGGAGGCGTACGGTGATGGATCCTCGAACCTTCTGGCAAAGCAAAAGGCTTCGTGTGACCTCGCATTCCACACCTATGATGAGCTCATCAGCAAGGGCGTCTCCCGTGAACTGGCTCGGTCCCACTTGCCTCAGTGCACCTTTACTGAATTTTACTGGAAAATTGACCTTCATAACCTGCTTCACTTTCTGCAACTCCGCATCGATGATCACGCCCAAAAGGAAATCCGGGACCTGGCTGTGCAAGTATACGATTTGATCAAGCCCATGTGCCCTATGACGTGCGAAGCCTTTGAAGACTTTCGGCTCGGGTCCATCACCCTGAGCCGTCTTGAAGTCGAGGCTCTCAAATCGGGAAAGAGTGATATTTTGGGAAAGGGTGAGAATCAGGAGTTTAAGGAAAAGATTTCCAGAATTATGAATGAAGGTGAAGATTCCGGCAGCACTGCGTGAACAGGTTTGGCTGACATTCTGTGGGGATCGACTTTTCAAACACAAGTGCCTCGTGACGTGGTGTGAAAACGTCATGACGCCTTTTAATTTTCATGTGGGCCACAATCTGGCCGAAAGCAAAGGAGGAGCTACTGACATTAACAACTTGAGACCCATCTGCGCCAAGTGTAATATGTCAATGGGGGACGAGTACAGCATCGACGAGTTTTCTGCTTTATCGGCTCCTAAACAGGCACGGCACCTGTGGGAGTGTTTCAAGTACTCAGGAACTTCATCTTCTCCTGCGTCTTCACCTGAAAGAACATGAAAATAAAGACCATCAAGGGTAAGCTGCGGAGCTCACCGAGAGCCGAGTGCTCGTATCCGTACCAG